CCGAGGATGCTCCGCAGTCTCCGGTTGCCGAGGATGCTCCCTTGTCTCCGGTTGCCGAGGATGCTCCGCAGTCTCCGGTTGCCGAGGATGCTCCGTGATTTTCATCACTTTCAGCTTCCTTATTCACTCTTTTTACCGTATATTCGATTGCAGCTTTAACCAGTCCAGCAATGCTGATTTCTGCTCCGATCTTAATTTTTGTAGATGCTACCTTAGTATCATCATTATGTTTCTGGATTTCTCCGCTCTGCTCTACCTCGTGGTATACGCTTTCATTTGGAGAATAATAATTCAAGCAATCCAGCGGATACTCGCAAGCGTGAAATCCATGATCGCAAACTTCTACGCTTTCTTCCTCGTATTCCTTTCCCTCTTCGTACTGAAAGCCACGGCAAGTCATATCTTTATTAAATCCTTTGTAGGATTTCACAGCATTTCCCATCTATATTACCTCTCCTCCTGCCAACTTCTTTTCCTTTTCAAATTCTTCTTTGCTGCAAATCAATAAGCCGCCAATATAACCATCTGGGTTTGTAAGCAATCCTGTAACAATTTCATTTGGGATAGCGATTGTCACACTCCCCCATCCATCCCTGCCGCTATGAGCAGATTTAATATTCGACAATGGAGAAACCTTTAAGTCTTTGTTATTTTTCTGCGACATCCGTTCCATTATTCCTAATGTTCCAATATTCATCCTACACACCATCCACTTTCAACTGCTTGTCCGCTGATACGCTCAAAAGAATTAACTGCGTATCCATATCCGGCACATTGAACTCATTCAGCGATTCGGCGTTATCTACGAAAATCGGCACGCTCACACCGTACAATTCGCTTAACGAGCGGATAATATCAAGTCCGGCTACAATTCTGTGACCACTGTTCAAAGTCGAATACGGAACGCCATTTACAGTACACTCACAGCAATCTTTCATGCCGCCATTTAACTGCATTTCAAAGAGTTTGAAATTTACGGTCTTGAAATGGCTGTTGATGGAATCTGAAATCTTATCCATTTTGAACCGGATAAATTCTTCCAAGAGGTAAAGCATCTGCTCTTGGTCTGCGACTTTCTGACCGATTTCTTTCTGCTCTGCCTGCAACTGTGCAATTCTCTCGTCAATCTCAACATTCATAGATGCTTTGGCAATAATGGCATTGACTTCGTCAAGTTGTGCCTGCAAATCGGCTTTCTCAGCTTTTAATTCATCAACGACACTATCTGCACCCTCTGATTCTAACTTTTCGATTTTTGCAAAAACTTTATCATGTTCAACTTTCAGCTTCACATATTCCTCATTCTGCGAATAATCAGCTTCTTCCGGCAACTGTGACAACTGTTTGGAAAGTTCTTCTTTCTTCGCAAGTGTTTCCTGTTCCTGTTTCTCCAAGGATTCAATAGACTGCTGCAACTCTGCATTCTTTTTGGTCAAATCCTCGATGATGCGTTTCTGTTCAAAACCTTTGGATTTGATATTTTCCATATTTGAATTTGTCTGTTCAATAAAATTCCTTTTCGCATCAGCAAGTTTTCTAAATAAATCTTCCTTTGCTTTTTCCCTTCTTGCTTCAAAATCTGCCTTAATCAGCTCGATTTTATCATCCGGCAGTTTCTGTCCGCACAAAGAGCAAACAGTCGTAGAATCGTCAAATACCCACTTAGATTCATCGAACTGATATGGTGTTTCATCAAATGCCTTGGCTTTCTCGGCATTGTATTTTACGCCTAAGTCCTTACGTTCAGCATCGGCATCAGAAATAGCCTTTGCATTGTCCGCAATCTGCTTCTCTTTTAAAGAGATTGTTGCTTTGAAATGATCCATCTCATTCTTGCAACCGCATAAATCAGCATCAATATTGCTTCTCCGATTGGATAACTCACGGTTCATCGTCTGCGCGATGCCGGACATATCAAATTGCAACTGCATTTCCTTGCTTCTCAAATCGCCTAACGTGCTACCGGCATTCTCAATCTTCTTATCACATTCAGCGATTCTTCTTGTCAGATCAGCCTTGGCAAGCTCCTGCTCTGCCACATCCACATCAATCTTGGATTTTTCTGCTTCATCAATACGCACCGGAATTTCATCCTGTTTCTTCTTCCACCCGGATAACGCTTTGGAAAACTTAGCACGGATATCATCTGTGAACGGTGCTTTCTCCAATTCGCCGAGTAATGGGGCATACTTAGCATCTGTCTGCGCCAGTTCAACATCCGATACATCCGTTGCAAGGCGCATCAGAATATCGCGCTGATATTTCCATTTCAGTGAAGAAAAATACTGTGGATTGGTCAGCATCTTAAACATTTCCTCGCTCTGTGCCAGACCGGAAACATAATCCTTGAAATCAGCTTCACTCTTTGGATAACCGTCAATTTCAAATGAATTGACATTTCCCTGCAAAGTCACGGTATCGGTGCCACGCTTCTTTACCCAGTTCTGCTTCTGAATCTTTGAAAGTTCCATTTCCTTGCCATCTACATCCAGAACCGCTACAACCTTAATCTCCACGTTATCAATGCGGTTGCCGTCCTTATCCAGTGGTCGAACATTGAACTTTTCCTCTCCGGCACTATTCTTGTTAAACAGAAGCCATGTAAACGCATCGAATACCGTTGTCTTTCCTGCGGCGTTCTGTCCTTTGATACTTGTCTTATTGGAGAAATTCACATCAAGGCTCTTAATTCCCTTGAAATTCTCCATATGTAATGATCTAATTTTCAGTTTCATTTTCCTTCTCCTTCCACTCTTTATATTTTTTAAGTGCCTCTTCAAAGCATGCTTCATCGTCAATATATCCAAGAGCTGACTCTATAATTTTTGAATTAATAGTTGTTCCCTTTTTCCCCATCAGCTCAATGTCTCTTTGGTGTTCATTTGCAATAATGGCACATGCTGTATGAACTTTCGTCCTGCATGCAACCAGATCTGCATATTCCTCAACGGAAATTGTAACGGTATTTTCTGCCATCTTAATTTTCCTCCTCTAATACATTAATTTTGCTCACAGACACCTCATATGCTGTTCTCTGCTCTTCTGTCCCATCTTCGTACATCTTTACATACCCACGGCTCTGAATGCGTCCGGTAAGTTTCAAATGCGTTCCAACCGGAAGTCCAGATGTATACACCGCATTTCTGCCCCAGACAACACACGGAATATAATCTGATTTGCCATAGGAACGATTGACTGCGATTAATAAATCTGCAATTTCTCTTCCAAGCGGAGTTTTCCTGTAAATCGGTTCTTTGCATACATATCCGTCAAGCTGGATTTTGTTCAAATCTGTATGCTCTCCCGGATTCGCTTTTTCAATTTCACAGACGAATACATATAATAACAGACGATTTCTCTTTTCCTCATGTTTGTTATAAGAACTATACACACCGGAAACATTAACGGCAGTGCCCGTGTATTTATCATTCAGATTGATTAATCTCTCTGAAATAATTAATGGGATAATATCAGCCGTTCCACTTAATCTATCCACTTTGAGGTACATATTATAAAATCCCTCTCCAAACACCTCATGGTTAAATTCCGGCTCTGTGATAATCGTTCCTGTAAGTTCCACTTTATTGTTTTCTGCTCTCATATTTGAATTTCTCCTTTTCTTATGCTAAAATAGGCGCAAATAGCTTATGCTATTGCTTTGATTGGGAATCATTCAGCTTTGGTCGGTTCGGATGATTCCTTTTCTTTTTCATAACTTCTTTATAATAAGGAAGTTTCTCTTTATCTTCGTTGCTGTCGCATATATAAATAATTCCATCGTCTGTTTCTTCATCTTTAAAAACATGATCCTCGACTATTTCTTCTGCTTCCTGCCAGTCTCCATCCACTTTGCATCCTATGTAGATCAGTAATAATCCACCTAACACAGGAATAGCTACCATCGGATTTACTGTTGCATCTGCGCTGATTCCAAGAAAAAAGAGTAACGCACCGGCTAATTCAATTACCTTTGCTAACTTCTTCATAGACACATCACTCCTACCACTTATAGGAACCATTGGCAATCTCATCACCATACAAGGAAACAAAATCTGTTATTAATGCGATAAACTCTGAATTTGTCGGTTTTCCTTTTTCCACTGAAACCGTATAGCCAAAAATTTTGTTGATCGCATTTGTATTGCCATTTGTCCAAGTAACTTCTATCGCGTGCCGGATTGATCTTTCTACTCTCCAGACTGTATCGCTGTTTTCTTCTGCGATTTCAGTATAGAGTCCTTTAATAATGCTGATAAGTTTACTTCTGTTTTCAAGACATTTCTCAACCGCACTTATTATGTAACCGTAACCCTTAAGGCTATGTTTTACGCCGATCTGATCTAATGTCTTTCTTAAAGCAATGTTCATTTGTCTATCCATGAATACCTCCTGTTAATCTTTTCCAACTCCGTATCTGATTGCCATTTCCTTCACAATGGCTGTATATCCCTCGATCAACTTCTTATCCTCTGCAATAATATCCACATAGGATAATTTGTCTCTGGTCGGTTTACAGATACCTTCATCAGCCATTCTCCTGCGCTTATTCGTAAGTCTCTGTTTCAGATTTACACCCATCCGCTTTGACAACAGTTCGTAGCTTTCGGCTCTTACTTGGCTATATGCCTGTCCGCCGCCAAGCTCCATGCTGATTTTTCTTAAAATATTTCCAGTATCATCACGCCATGATGTTGTATCAAGTGCAACCACTTCTCGGATGCTCTCAACTCTTTGTTCCACATGGTTCAGTTGTTCCGCCTGCCGTTTCTGTTCTAACTGTTGTTCTGCAACAGAATTGAAAATTTTCTGAAACATTTGCAATTCCGGCGATAGCTGATTGAGGTCGATCACCTTTTGTTTCACACGATCTTCCAATGTCGTGAAATAATCTCGTGCTTCTTCTGCTTTCGCTCCATTCCCTTTCATAGAAAGTTTCTTTGCAAAATGGGCTGTGAGTTTGTAATCGTCAGCAAATTTTCCTCTGTTACTTTCATTCGCCATTGATGGCGAATAAAAATAATCCTCGTTTTCAGTAGCAAATTCATTGTCTACAATATTTGCTTTCACCCATCTGGAATAATGGCTTTTATCCATTTCTAGGAAATCATACAGCTTCTTTGCCGTGGTCATTCCGTTTTCATCAACACCAAGTGCAATCTCAATTGGTGTCTGTGCCATTGTTACCTCTAAATCGTTCATGCTTTCTCCTTTCTCAATTTTTTCACTAAATCTGTCAGTGCTAACAATGCAATGCTCAGACCGCCTTTTCCAGTGATGTGAATATCAAACTCTTCGTTTTCTTCACACGTTGCTTCTGCCGCATATAAGAAAGTTTCTTTTCTTGTATTAACATTCTTACTTACAATATTTTCCTGTATAGACTTAAATTTCATGCTTCTCCTTTCCGGATTTTTTGCAATAAAAAATCCAACTACCGCTTGATAGTTGGAAAATACTGGTTGTCTCTATTTTGCTTTGTTGATACAATTAATGTACGGCGGCGGCCATCATGAAAGGAACTGTTATCATGAAAATCGTTAGTATACTTATCTCATTATTGGCATGGCGTGTTGCCGGTTACGACTTCTTCATAATTCTAACCATAACATCCATGACAATCGACCTATACAAAGGATTTAAAAAAGTACAAAAGAGATTAAATAAAATACTAAAGATGATGCGGAAAATAAAGCAATAATGTAACTCATTTCCTGCCGCCGTCGCATATTAATTGTATCAACTGATTTCCTGTGTTACAAACACATTTAATCTGCAAATTTCGACATATTTCTCAACTATCTCAATATTCAGTTCTTCTTATTCTTTCGTTTTTGAGTTCCCAGTTTCTTCACTGGTTGCCTTGCTTGCTGAACCCTCGACCATTCCCAGAACATATCCTTTCTGAAAATCGTTCATTTTGGGAATCGCGTCTTTCAACTTTTCTACAACTTTCTTTTCCTGTTCGCTCATGTATTCACTTCCTTTCTCCCTGTGATATAATTTCCTTATTAAATAAGGAAAGGCGGTGATAATATGGATAATGGTTATTCTGAAACATTTGCTACATATGAGTTTGCAGATAAAGGAACATATGTATGTATGCAATGCGGTGGCGAAAATAAAATTGGAATCGTCACTGTAAAGCAAGGCGAAATGCTACCAGAATGCAAAGAGTGCGGATATACTACATGGATTAAAATAATGTAGGATTTTTAAACACTCTCTTTTCCTCTGCGAGCGTTTGGCTTGTAACCGCCAAGTTATCATCAACCAGATGCTCAATGAGGAACGTTCTTTTTACCACTCTCGTTCCATCTTCACATACTTGTGAAATTTGCAGATACATCTTCCCATCCTTCTGGAATGGAATAACAAATATACTCTGTAAAAATTTCCACTTAACAAAATGCTTATTAAAAAATGCAACTGCATGAGCCTTGATTTTACTCACTGTATCACTCCTTTCATAATTTATTTCCCATCAGACTTTGTCACTTGTGTCTGTTGACCTTGTAAGCATACATTAGCATACATTGTTAGCATTGTCAATACCTTTTTGTTGACATTGTTAGCAGTTCATGGTATATTTTATTTGTGGAAAAGAGGTGATAAACTTGAAAGACCGTATTAAAGCATTACGGGAACGCTTGGGAAAGAGCCAAGATGAATTTGGGAAAGATCTTGGATTAACGAGAAATTATATTTCTTTGATAGAGAACGGACAGCGCAACTTATCCGACCAGTCTATTAAAGTCTTATGTTCCCTGTATGATGTCAATGAAAAATGGTTGCGGACAGGCAACGGAGAAATGTTTATTCCGAAAACAAAAAATGAACAAATAAACGAGATGCTTATTGATGTTTTAAAATGTGAAGATTCAGATTTTAAAAAACGTTTAATCACGGCATTATCCAAACTGGATGATACCGGATGGAATGCATTGGAGAAATTCATTGATTCAATCGCAAATCAAAGCCAAGAAGAATAAAGAAAAGCCAAGGGCAATGCGCAAACCCTTGGCTTTTCTTCTATTCTAATAATCTTTTGACATATATATAAATGAGTTTTAACCACTCTTCATTGTCACAATTCGCGACCATTTCAGTTATTTTTTGTTTGTAAAACGCTTTGGCTTCATTACAATCATTTTCCCCCATATTGATTTCCTCCAATCATTCCGCACTTTCGATAGCGATACATAAATTATAGAACTTATGTTCGATATCGTCAACCCCATTTGACAAATTGCTACAAATTACAAACTCGTTTGTAGTTGAGGGACAAGAAAACGCCTTATCCCGCCCCTCAGCCAGAACTTGAAGTGCCCTTATCGGACAATTTTATTTTACAAATTTTCCCGCAAACATTCAATTTCTTTCGGTCGCAAGTTTCGACAGGTAAATTTCTTATTGTCGCAGAATGTCGATTGATTAGTTTAAATTTTGTTAAAAAAATTAATTACTGGTTGAAAATTATGCATCTGCCAGTTATCTGTGATGAATTTTAAGTGCATAATTTCCCTTTCCGCCCGTAGGCTTATTATTTAAAAGAGCCGGCTACACAACACATGGTCATGTAATCGGCTCTTAGGCTCTTGATTTTATTATATTTCTACATAGTTTTTCTTTTGTGCCAAGTTGTCCACTTTGTTCGTAAAACGACGGTTTAAAGAAATATTATACACAGACAGAGGTTGATAATATTATTGAAAAAAACAAGGTGAAATCCATTGTTATAGAGTTCAAAGGAGTTACTACCAATGAAAGCAAAGCATTTTTCCCAAAATATACCTATTGGGGATATGTCGGCGGAAAAACCACTGAAATTGATAATTTAACAGCACAGGGGCACACAATTCTTGGCGGTTTTATCTGCGGCGGTCCACACAACGATGCCTCCATGGCTGGCAATGGTTCAGATAACATAGGTGTTATAGTCGGTTCAGCAACTTATTATAACGTCCCATATTCATTTTACGTTTTTTCACAAGCTTATCAGACAATAAGGATTAAGGTCTGCGTTTTATATATTTAATATTTAACACAGTTTTATAGCAGTTATCTTTGTACTGATCTGTCCAAATGTCACAGCTTTTGGTACTTTTATTAAAAATTTTAAATTGGTAATTGCCTTACCAGATATTATTTCATGCATGGTCAGCCACGTGCCACCGTTTCCGCTGTTTGGGGCGGTGATTCCAATCGCCTGATCGACGGTACTTTTTAATGATACAACATCCACAGTAGAACTTTCAGAAACCCAACAGTAATAATTTACCAGCCACGTTCCGAAATCAATAGATAATCCGTCCGCACCTGCATAACTCCATGTATCGGAGAAGTATTTATTAAATTCGTTACTGCTTACCTGACGGTATCCGGTGTTGAACATGGTTTTGGCGTCGGATTTCTTTAAATATGTGTCTGGAATGTTATTACCATCATAATCTGCACTAGCACGGGCAACACGTACAGCAGGATATGTACCGTCAGTTTTATCAGCATAAATATCGACAACATTATCATTTTGCACATTAAATTGTGGAAACAATGTACCGACAAATCCAGACCAGTCTTTTGCTACTACTTTTAGGAAATATTTATTTACTAAACCGCTGTTTAACGATGATATCGCTCCCGTGCATGTCCCATTTCCGATCTTGGAAATGTCTGTCGTTCCAAGCATTTTATAGAGATACCGCACATTCTTGAACATCTGTGACACCTTTGCAAAAATAGAAGAATGTTTTTCGCCACTTGATAATTTTGGTACGCTTGTCCATGCTGACACTGATCCGTCTGCCACATCACTACTCGTAAAAGTTGCTGTATTCTCTGCTGTATCTCCACCGGTTGCCACTGCACCGACGTTTTCTGCTGTCAGTACCACATTTCCCCGACTGTATGATTTTTCTTTCACACCTTTCACGCCAGTAACCGGCGTACCGGCAAGCACATCCCACTTTTCATCCGATGTTTTGTAGATGTTTGCTCCCGCAGGGACTGTACTGCCCGCTCCCTCTTTAAAATCATCCGTGGTGGTAAATTCATCTGAAATATTGTACATCCATCCGGCATTGACATCCGCAAGTGCCGGAAGATCTGCAAATGCAACTGTTCCGTGTGGCTGCAATCCACCTTTAAGTCCTTCTGATATGTCTTTTGCCTGCTGATAGTAATACTTGGCATTGTCAGAATCCTCGCCCTCTCTGCTTCCTGTACCACCAACAGCATAACTCTGTGCCTTGGTTGCACTTTCTTCTGCAGATTCCGCTTTACCGATGATCTCCGCAGCCTTTTGAGTTGCAATATCTGCTTTTTCGGCTGCTGTATCAGCTGACTGACTGGCGGACGATGCTTTCTCCGTGGCTGTGGCGGATGATTCACTGGCGGATGTCTCACTGACTTTTGCGTTGCTTTCGGATGCCGCTGCCGCCGTAGCTGACTTCGCTGCCGCTGTCTCGGACGCCTTGGCATTGTCCTCTGATTTTTTTGCCGCTGTTTCACTGGCTTTTGCGGCATTCTCACTTGCTTTGGCGTTTATTTCAGACATTGCCGCTGCCTGCTGGCTTGACTCTGCCTTTGCTACTTCCACCTTAATTTTTGCAAGATAGTTTGGCTCCAAGTGTTTTTCCTCGATGCTACCCTCTTTGACGATGGCAGACACTTTTCCATCCTTATCAATATAAAAAGCTACCGTATCAGAATTAAGGAACTCATACTGTGTAATCAGTGCCGACAGGTCTATGTACTGCTTCGTACCATCGATCAGAGTCAAAATAATCTGCTGTGTAGTCGGGTTATAATCGAAGTTGATCGCGATCTTCTCCATCTGCGTATCGATCATAACTTTGGAACCGTTCTTTTTCGTGATTGTGATAATTCCCGTCGATTCCTCGAATGTCACGTCTGCAACAAGAGTTGCTACCTCTGTTTTCGTGGCTTTTGTGGTATCAAGAGTGATTACACGATCATCAATAACGCCAATAGCTGCGTCCATTTTGTTAAGATTGCTTTCATTAAGCGGTGTTTCATCACTCGGGTAATTCTCCCAATTAATAGCACTATGCGCTTTGTTCATGGTCCTCACTCTCCCTTTCCTTTGCAAGCTTCATCTGCTCCCGTTCGGCTATAACATGTCTGTTTGCTTCTTCCTTAATCTGCTGCAGAATATCCTTAAACACTAGGTACTTAGCTTCGATTGGGACATCCTCACACAAATTTGCATAATTTATAATGTCGTTTTCAAATTCCCGGATTTTTGCATTTATCATAGATTTTCCACCTTTTCCTTTAACTGTTCTATCTCGTCATGCTGCAACTGCACTGTGGCAACCAGATCAGCAATCAGTTCCGTATATTTCAGTCCGTAATACTTTTTCCCATTGCTGTCTGAAAACGTTTTTGGACAAATATTCCACCCTTTTTCCGCTTTTTTCAAAACATCCTGTGCAATAAATCCATGATGGAACCCATCTTTTTCGAAATTATAACGATACGATTTTGCTCTTAAAGAATAAATAAACTCAGATGATTGCTTTTTGCTTAAATCTAAAATTGTGTTTTTTATTCTTTTGTCAGATCCATTAATTACTCCACCTCTGAATCCACCTACTCCGGTATCTCCGTCTAAATGGATCATCATGTGGTCATTATCGTTTGCGCCTTTATGCAATGAAACCTGATTATATTGAACCGTACATTTATGAACAGGACTTTCAAGCGTCCCTTCCACTGTTCGAAATCCATCCGTTCCCATCTGTACAAGTGTTCCACTGCGTTTAAATTCAATAAGGTTTTCTACAGACTCTTCCGCTTGAATATGCATATATCCCCCGGTCATTTCCATAGAACCTTTTAATTCAAGCAGTTTTGCTTTAATTTTGATACCCTCGGCTGACTGGTTGATTTCTGAAATGACGCTGTCTCTTGTAACTTTGCTTTCGATCCCCTTTGATGTCTGCGTAATCGCACTAGACATATTGGATGAAAGCTGCTTAAGCGTGGTTATCAATGTCCATTTATATTTACCGCTGTTAATTCCGCCATCCGGATCGCAGCCATACAATTTTCCACTATCCTGATCTAAAAAACTGCGTCCATTATATTTGGATGATGCAGGGTAAGTATCTTGGGGTTTTCCAAAACCATAATAATTAATATCATAGCCATCAATATTCCATGCCTTCAACGAAGCACTGACTTCTGACCGTATCTTAGTTGCAGTTACCTCTATATTTCCGGACAAATCGCCCTCTGCTTCGCTTGCTCTCGTAACTTCCGCTGTAATCTTGTCCTCATTAATTTTAATAGCTGCTGCAAGTTCAACTTCCTGTCCCTGGGCCCTTTTAACTTCTGCTGTAATACTGCTCGCATTTTGCGTGATTCTCGATGATAAACCATCCGTTGTATTTTTAACTTCTGTGCGAATTTCGGTTGCGGTCTGCGTGATCTGTGACTGCAATCCCTTCTCAACATCAGTTATCGTGCTCTGTGTCTTTTCAATGGTTCGCTCCAACACATTGCTCTTGCCTTTGAGCTTTAAAATACTTTTCTGTATTCCGTTCGCCCCGTTTGTCCGGTACTCTTCCCCATCCGCTTCCAAATCATCACGCAAAGCCTGTATACCTTTCAGGGTTCTTTTCAGAATATAGGACTCAATCAGTTCATATCTGGTCGGCAGCCGCACTGCATCCCCGACCTCAAGACACGGATTTCCTTTGCAGTCCGCTGTAAACGGGCGATAAACAATCCCCCTGATCTTTGAAAGAACATTGTTTGCAATGCTTTTTAATTCTTTCGTTCCTTTACCATAGACAAGAAAATTATCCTCGATCACATAGGCATTGTCTCCGGTGCCTACGATCACGCCAATATCATTCTTCTGCTCCCTGATCTGAAGTTTATTAATGGTTTTGACAAGATAATCTTCATATGTGGCAGTAACATAGAATCCTTTTCCTATCTGCGTACTCTTTGGATCGCGCGGAAACAGATCATCTGCCGGATAAAGGTCATTTCTCGGATATAATCCCTGTATCTCCTGTTCCAGATAAATATAATGAAACTTCCCGTCACGCCCCATGTGCCCCATACAGCCATTGAGCTCACAAATACAGGACAACACTTCCTTGCCGCTCATAGATTCGCCTATGGTGCTCGATTCCTCTGTATCAGAACTTGTCTCGCTGGATGCCGTGACTGCAACTGTTTTTTCAATAGACATGCCGTCATTAACCAGTATAATATCAGCCTGCTCAATCCCGAAGTGATTAAAAAAGCTGTCCCGGAATTGCTTCATTGTGACCGGATCATAAACTGTAACAGTCGTAGTTTTTCCATCTTTATCTTTCTGCTGCTCTTTATGGGATGGAAAGACAGTGTTGTACCATGCTGCCACATCTGCATTTAAAATGTCATAAAGGGCATCATATGCAACCACATCACGGCACGTCCTGTCTGCCGTGGGAGTATCAGAATCAACCTTATATCGTCCGAACTGGAGTGGGACATCTGTATGTCCATCAAGGGACATTCTTACCGTCATCCATCTGCCCTTCATTGGCAAAAATGTATTTGACACCGTAAATTTAATCATGGCAGCTTCACACGAACCAAACGTCAATTCCTGTTCTGAACACAAACTTTCTGTCAATTCGAATTTTTCTTGGTGTAGCTCTGTATTTGTTATATTTATTTTTCCGTCATCAGATACGATGGATAACTGCTTATCGACCGTATCTTTTTTGAACAAGTCGCCATATTTATAATTAACCACCATACACACCCCCTATGAAAGCAAGCCGAACTGAATTGTAACGAATTATTCCATCATATGTTCCGTATATCGTAGGCTGAAAATCTGCCATATAACCGTACTGTGTCACATAATCGTCATATTCCGGGATATACGCTGTGATATAGCAGGCTCTCCCTGTCGCATTTGTGAACTGGCTTCTAATATTGTTTAAAACCTCATTGAAAGTCTTATTTGTCAGCATAGCTGGGGTTTCAAATTCGACCTTTAACGCCTTTAACTCCACGGCATTTCTATGCAGATAGCCGTTGGCGTCTGTATAATCGTCCAAATCCTGCATGTTGACATATGGACTGTATGTTTCTGCTTTCATAAACGACATCGGCACTATGTAATTGCCAATCTTTAACAGCCATCCGCTGTACGCCATGCGAACACCTCCAATCAAGTTGTTTTTTCAGATTTACAAATATGAACACCGTTATCATCACTTAAAAATAAGATTTCCGTTTTTCCGTCCGGCAGAATATCCGCCACAAAGCAATTATTCGGATTTCCTATTGGTGTCCGGTTTTCCGAGCACTTACCCCAGTCTATTGGTTTATATTTTTTCATGGCTATTCTCCTAAAAATGGGTACAAAAATAGCACCTACCGTGTATGATAGGTGCTAAATAAATCAAAAAAGAAGCGCATCTCTGCGCTTCCTCTTATATTTTCTGTATTGTTGCATTTTCCACCAATAAGTAATTACCATCTTCCATTAGCGATAAATGATAATCTTCTTCAAAGTATTCATAGGTTAATTCCATTTCCTCTTCTTTAAAATCTTTATAGCTTTTGTAAAGAGTAACGCAACCTTTTTGACCGTTTTTTGCAGTAAAAACATAACCGCCCAATGGTAAATCTCTACCAACAAGATATCCTCCAGATGGATAAATCCCTTTTTCTTTGTCGTACATACATTCTTCTCCTTTAGTTTATTATTCTATTTATCTGCTCTTCCAGTAAAATATACCTCTGCATAATCGTATTTTCCATAACAATCAAGCTGCCCCGAAATAGTTTTCCCTGGTTTAATCTCACTGTCTGAATCTGTAATATATGTGCTGTTGTAATTTACCACATTATTGCTACTGTCAAAAAATATTGCATACGCGCTTACAAAAAGCGCCGGATTTGTGCTGTTATTGGTCACGGATACAGTAACGTTTTCATCATTAAATGTCTGTTCAACGGATAAATCATTTACAACCGGTTTATAATATGGGTTTTCGTCATAATCTAATGTGTAATCCACCTTGTCAATTCCGGACACACTATCAAAATAGAAAACGCCAATAGATGTTTCCCCTGCTCCCAATACATCAATGCTCATGTCGGCGGCTCCTATTGAATTCCCACTTGAATCTTTGGCTATAGCGTTCCCAGAAATTGCGACATTCGTGTTTGAATTATTTGTTACAATCAAAAAATCTAATGTGTCTCCTATTGTGTTTTCGTACAGATACTCTTTTACCAAAAAATCAGAATCAGAAACTTCTTCTCTTGTCGCTTCCTTGTTATCTACCGTACTAATAGAAGAAACTTTTTTATTTTGCTCGGTAGAATCAGCAACTGCATCGTTGTTTTCTCCGTTTCCGCCAAATATGGCAATCAACAGAATTACAACTATAACCACCGCAACAAACCACTTTGTTGCCCCACCCTGCTTTTTTCTGCAATTAGGGCAAATTTTTGCTTTAGCTGGAATCTCCGTCTGACAGTACTTGCATAATTTTGTTTCACTTTTTTCATTCATAGCTTTTCCTCCCACCACTTGTAATAAAATGATTCTACCACAAGCGGCGGTATTTGTCACTAGAAACTATATGCTTCTCTGCCCGTTCTATTAAAATATTCTCTTGCGTATTTTCTAGCACTTCTTCCTATCTGGTCTTGTGTCACACCAAATTCTTTTTCGAGGATTCCTTGCAATAACTGATTTTGCTGTTTAAGTAACGCAATTTCCTGCTGTGACGTACTGTATACAGCATCACGAATACCTGTGATCTCCTGCCCCCCAGCAACTGCTGTCTTTCCTCCAACTGTTCCAAGGATTTCCGGTACGCCGTTTTCTCCTGCCATAAACATGCTGTACTGTTTTGGAAAACCTCCTGCGGCGAACGTTGGGATTTTTCCAAGGTTAATATTGCCAGCTTGAATTATTTCTTTTCCACCAATATTTACAGAATCCCATGAAAAAGACAGTTTTGAATTAAGCCACGTTGCAAAATTATTCCATACCTGCTTAATTCCTGCAACAGCATTATCAAATGCCTGCTTCAATCCGTCAGAAATGCCACTGAATGTCCAATTATCTTTTGTAAAATACGGTTCTACATGATTTGTCCACCAAGAACCAATTCCAGATGTACTCCACCAGTTACTAAATTCGCCCCATTTTTCAGAAAGACCTTTTTTCATTCCGTCTCCCTGCTCATCCCATCTTTTTTTTGTAAACCATGGCTTCACATGATTTTCCCACCAATTATATATTCCGGTATTCTGCCACCAATCGGAAAACTCATCCCATTTAGCAGACAATCCCTCTTTTATTCCATTCCCTACTTCCATCCACTTTTTCTTTGTGAACCACGGGAAAATGTTCTCCTGAATGTAAGTTAAAGCTTCATTCCACTTTTCTTCTATTTTACCTTTTATTTCTCCTATTTCTGTCTGTATTGAAAGCTTTTTTTCTCCCCAATATTCTTTTACATCTTCCCACCATGAAGAAACATCCTCTAAAGTTGTTGTTAATTTATTGCGAACGGGTAGTTCTACATTCAATCCCCACCATTCTTTGACATTGTCTTTGAACTCGGAAATCTTCTCCTGTAAATTTGGAAGGACGACATCTGCTCGTAAATCTACATCATCTAATCCGTTTATATTCTTCCATTCATCTATCCACGCCTTTAGATCAAAGCTGTCAGGTACATTTAATTTATTAGGCATATTATCATTGAACTCATTTAATGCTTTTTGGAAATCATCTAATGATTTGTAATCTTCCTTTTTAGGCAGATTTTTGATAAATTCATCAACATTCATTCCATTTCCAATGCCTAATTTGTCCATCACAGTATCATGGCTCAAAACTCCACCGCCATATGCATTAATCCATTCAAACGGATTAAGAAGTTGTTTAAAACTTTCCTGAAGATATTGCAGAAAACCGCCTTTTTCATACGCTTTTTCTAAATTATTAGCATCTTTTTTTATGCTATCTTTTCCAACCGTAAAAGATAACGTTGCCACTACTACAGCAAGTGAAATAGGAATTGCATAAGAGAGCAATGATTTTACCGCCGTTTGACCAAAAGCGGCTGTGAATTTCGCTCCTATTAATTTTCCAATAGTCTCCTTGAGAAGTTTCCCTGTTAACAGTTTGCCTGCAAGTTTCAGAGCAAATGCTCCAAGAAGAATTTCAACTGTCTCAATATCAATGTTTGAAAGAAAATCTTTTACGCCTTTCCAAACATCAGACCACTTGATATTTTCTATCATGGTCTTAATTGTCTTGTAAACTCCCTGTACCCAAGTATTTATATCTTCTGCAAGTGCTTTAAAATCAAATGTTTTGAAGAATTTATTTATTCCCTCTGCCAGTGATTTTCCAAAGTTTGACCAGTCAAATGTCTGACCAAAGGAAAGTGTGGCATAAATTGCCGTGTTCAGTGCCCCTGCAATCGTCTTACCAACATTTCCAAACAGTCTCGGATTGATAAGACCATTAAGGAAATCTGCCAAGCCTTTGCCGAAGTTTCTTGCCTTGGAATAAATCTTATCCCAGTTGATAGACTCCATAGCTTTTGATAAGGCATCACTGATGTATTTTCCAAGTTGTTTCAGATTTTTAATATCACTTTCGTAATTTTTGAAAATGGTATCAGTCTTGACGAGTTTACCGCCACTGGAACCGCCTGATGCGCCACCGCCGCCGGAACCGCCCGAACCTTTTTTGCCCGAACCATCATTTGTGGTAATCAGTTTCAATTCATCAAACTGACGGACGCCCTTATTCATCTTGTCGATGTTCTTTGCCGCCTGTCCGGTATTGTCAGCAACATCGCCTGCGCTCTCTGCCGCATCTGAAAAACTATCTGCAAGACCTGCGCCGGAATCCTCATATTTCCATCCGAAGATTGCGCCTAAAGCGTTTGTAACCTTTGTAACAAAGCTGATAACAACCAGTAAAACGGAATTGAGTGCTTTTACGAATGGTTTAAAAGCATTGATTAATGCTCCACCAATAACACTGCCAAGCTGTTCAAACGACTGTTTTAAAATTCTTATCTGGTTCGCCCACGAATCAGCCGTACGTGCAAAGTCTCCCTGCGCTGTCTGCGTATTGGCAAGCACATACTGATACCGGAGCATTGTCTTTTCAGCCTGTGACATAGACGCAATATCAGAATCTAATCCCTGTTTCATCGCCCACTCTTTAAGGGTTGCCTGTGTAAGATCAAGACCGTAATCTCTTAATGGACGTGTCTGTCCGGTAAATATTGCAGCTAAATCCTGCGACACAACATCCTGATCTATGTTATACAGAGATGCCATATCAGCAGTTAATTTTGTTAAATTCAAAGACACATCAGCCATGGAATCAGACAAACCAATATAGCCATCTGTCTGCTTATTCAAAAACTCATTAGCTTTCTTTATCAAACTACTGTCAATTCCCATGGCTGTTCCCATTGCTTGGAATCGGCTTGCCGTCTGTTTCAATGTCAGTTCTGACATACCGAACTGACGTATAGAGTCCTGTGCAAAGTCATTGACTTTTTTTGACATGTCACCAAAAGTAACATCAACAACGTTCTGAACCTCTGTTAATGCGGATGATATGTCGATTGCATTTTTTATTCCTCTTATCGCTCCGTACAGACCAAGATAAATCCCCATAGAGGACAAAATCTGTCTTGTGAATGACTTGAGTCCGATCAATGCTTTTCCTGTGGATGTCTTAAATCCAAGGAAAGAACCGGAAAGATTACTGATGCTGTTATTTAATCCAGTAATCGCACCGCCAGATCTGTTTGAAAGATTTCCAAGTGCCTGTGTCATTTGTAAAATATTTGCGCTTACATTTGGTGCTTTTGAGAGTGTCTCAAACAGATATTTAAGGTTGTCAGCAAGCAAAGGTATATTTGTTACTGCACGTCCGCTTGCAACGCTTCCAAGCCTTGATATGGCTGTTACAAGGTTGCTCATATTGGTCATATCAAAATTCAATGCACCTATCTTGTTCATCTGGCGTACAAAGTTTTGTAACTGCGCAGATAAAGCCGGCAGATTCTTTGTCGCCTGTGTAGATGCCTTGCCACCAATTTTTGACAGTGCCGACACCATGCTTGTGAGTCCGCTTGTATCAACAGCTTTAACACTTGCTATTCCAGATGCAAGATCTCTCACAGCAGAAGATATTCCGTGGATAGAATTTGCATCAACACCAGAAAATTTATTGAGTGCCCGCACCATTGATGTGATTTCCGAAGATTTACCACCTTTGAATCCGGTAGCCGCATCGGAAATGCTTCTGATTCCGCTTGCAATATTTGAAAGTTTTGCAGTGTCAAACGATATGCTTTCCCGGAGCCTATTCATGCTGTTTACAAGGCTTTCTATGGAATTACTTGCTTTTGCAGAGTCAGCTTTGATTTTTATTTGTAATTCATCAATGTCTGCCATATATGCACCAACTTTCTATGCAAAATAAAAAGACGGTAGGCTGTGACACCTTACCGTCCTTGATCTACTCTTTTAATTTTTCTCTTGTAACCGGTCCGCATTTCTTATCTACTGTAATTCCGACTTTTTTCTGGAATGTTCCAATACCGGTCGCCGTATCATTTCCAAGAATACCGTCCACATTACTGTTTCCCTTTTTATCTTTTTCATCCAGGCATCCGTGATAAATAAGCTCCGTCTGAAGCCATCTCACATCATCCCCTCTCATGCAAGGGAATTTTTTCTTTAAAATCCTTGCAGGTTCCGGGTATGGGTTTAAATGATCTTTTACATTTTTTCTAGGGTTTCCGCTTGTCACAATCGCTGTATGACCTTTTGTTTTTGTGACAAGAACATCTCCATTGTAAAGAACCATTCCTGCCGCATAACCTCCAATGTCATCAAACATGCCACTAGAAAGAAGTACAGATTTTTCATTTGCTGTGGTGAAATTTCCAACATCTTTTCCAGTTGCATGAATAATGCATGCACGTACCGTTGTGCCGCAATCTGCTTCTGTTTTTACTTTTGAATTAATACCATATTTGACAATTCCAAGCCGGTGTCCCTGACAGTAGCCAATATTATCATTATTGCACGCTGTAATCATTGATTCTGCCAGTTTATCCGCCATATCTTTTGTTTTTGGTCTTAACACATACCATCCTTTTTTATGAACATAAAAGTTTTGCATACTTACTTCTGTTCCGGTCTGATCTCCCGGTCTCCCACCGGTCAATTTCCCATTTTCATCATGTCTTGCAGATCCAATTCTCATATTTATACCTCCAAGTTCTTTTCTGGTTTTGGGTGGCTCAACTCATAGTTTGACTGCATGACTTTAAGTTTTGCCACAAATAGCTCTCTCTGTTTCTTTATTTCTTCTTCCGTCATTTCTGAATCATCTTTCCCTTGTTGCTCATTGATTGGTTTTTTAATATACTTTGATTTTGCTTTTCGTCCGGCAAGGCAATGTTCTACTGCCACCGATACCGCAGACAATCCGTATGTTCCAAACCACATCCACATCTCATTGTCTCTTTGCTTTTTATCTAAGTTGTAAGCATCCGCATAAGGCTGTAAATCAGCCGGGCAGGACGTGTCTATGTCACGCACGGTAAATCCATACCCTTTTGTAACTAAAAGCCAGAATGGGCGGATTTCCGCACAATATGTTCCCCATGTAAGTTCTCTCTGTTCTTCTACTTTTTCCTCGGAGTTTTCTTCTCCGCTTCTTTCTGATCTGCTTTGAGCAGTTTTGATAAAAAACCGTTTTCAAGCAGCTCCGCTAAAAGTGCATTGTAAAGTACCTGAACATCTGCATCTTCTCCGTCAAAGTAATCATCCAGCATGGCATATACTTTTCCAAGCTGCTGTTCCTTTTCTCCCTCATTGTCCGGATTGTATCCAAGTTCCTCTTTGTGAAACTTCTGCGCGCCTACAAGGATTAACTCTGGAAGAAATAAAAGGATTTCGTCAACCGCTTCGATATCTTCCATCTGGTCTAATTTTGCTACTTTCTTGATAATTCCGCTTTTCACGGTTGCTTCATATCCAAACTTGATCTGTAATTCTTTCTCGCCAAATTTTAATTTTGTCATTTTCTTTCCCTTTCTCCCTCTCATATAGGGAAAGGGCAGTCCGAAGACCGCCCTGTTCTTTTAAATTGTTTCTTCAAGCTCTGGCTCGGTTGTCTGGTTATCGTCAGCCGATCCAACCGAACTATTCGACTGACGTGTTATTCCCCCGGTGTAAAAGCTACAGCGGTGTCCATGCCCTTGTATTCTTCAATGGTAAGATTCATTTCAACCGTCAAAAGTTCGTTCTGACCAATCTCCGGCTGTGGAATCTGCTCTGGCGGCTGAGCCACAACAAAAAACGCGTCGGTAAATCCCGGGATAATAGTTTCAAACCACATTCTTTTCCCGCCGGAAAGCGCCTTATACGCCGTGATAAGTGCTTCCCACTCTTCCTTTGTGGCATCCGTAAGGTTTACCGTGATAGGGAAAGAGCCACCGGTATCTGCGCGACCCTTTACATATCTGGTAATAGCATCTTCTAATGCAGATGCGTCAATCTGTTCCGGCTCAATGTTGATACCGCCGATTGCGTTAATTCTTGTAAGCTGTTTAAACGATGTAGGCTTTGTTCCGGCTGTGGTTTCTGTTCCATAGCCAAACGTAATGCCTAACGTAGACAATCCTGCTTCTGCCATTTTTACCTCTCTTTCTACCGCCAAATAATGCGGTTATCGGGCGCATCTTTTTGCACCCGGTGCATAAAAAATAGAGCCTTTCGGCTCTTTTACATCAATCTGTCGTTGGCTCCGATTATCCGCCGGAACCTTGCAACGCTTCTAAATTTTTTCTCACTGTCATTTTTAAACTCCGGCATTGCTGTGATTTGAAATCGCATCTGTTTAAAGGCATCAGCTAAAATAGCCATAATCCCTTTTGCATCGCTCTGCTTTGTGTTTGTAATGACGTCAACCTGTATTGTTTCCTGCACCGCATTTACGGATGTGCCCTCTAAATCTGCCCCACGTTCAAGCCCCGGCATCTCGTGAATGTAAATGGTCGGGAAAACAGGGTCTTTATCAAGGTTCTTTTCAACCGTTGTAAATGCAGTGTCAAAATTCATGCTTTTGTATTTTTTCTTGAGTTTTGGTTTGGCTATCGTTGCAACATTGGAGAAAATGTTTATTTCAAGGTCAAATACCCACTGGTTTCCTGCCATTATCCAAACACCTCCTTCGCTGTCTGTGTAACAATCTGCCGCAACTCATTTGCGGTCAGATACATGAATGGTCGGCTTGGCATTCCCTCTGTAAACCACCAATCGCCATTGTCGTCCTGATAAAACCATCCATATCTTCCATCTGAAATCTGATGGATAGTTTTTCCACTTGCATACTGCCACGAAACGCCATCCGGCAGTTTCCCTGGATAAGGATTTTGCTGTCCTACGGTTCCTGTTCCAAATTCAACAAACATTGCATGGTCCGTCCCGGCAACTACCGCCCATATCCCGCCTCCTTTGGTACTTCCCTTGTATTCTGAATGAATACTGGAAATCAATTCTGATGTGAATATTGCGTCAAGGTCAGCAATTTGTACTCTGGCAATCTCTACGCCCTTTTCCGCGAGTTTTTCTGCCAATAGCTGGCATTTATATGTCAAGCTGTTTTTATAGGCTCTAAGCTCTCGTATGGCGTTCTGAATAGACTTTTCAGACAGGCTCATTGTGATTACTTTCTTCCCCATGCCACACCTACTTCACATTTTTTTGTAACAAGAACAAATCAACCGTCAATCCCTCGTCTGCGACACCTTTTACGATGTAATCAGCCGAATTTTCGTCAACGATTGTATTCTCTTCATCTTTGTACTTTACGTCTGATCGTTTCCATACCAAAGATCCGACGCTCAATGGAAGCTTTCCTTTGTCTTCTACGATCTGAACAAAATTTGTAGAGTTATCTACGCCAAATTCTTTTATAAGTGCTTCGCTCAACTTATTGCTGATTGAAGAATAAAAAACCACAGGCTTTTCATAACCTGTGGTATACTCTCCGGTTGTCTTCGGTATCTTGTTCCCGTCATCATCAAGGTAATAAATTACATTACCATCAGAATCCGTGTACGAAGAATATTCGATGTTACCATCATCATCCGTCACATATACCGGCACCTTGCCGCTTTGCTGCGAATAACTCATTTTTTGCTTATTGATCTCAAGCATTTCACTTCACATCCTTGCCGAACCGTTTCCACAGCTCAGAAAGCTTTTCCCATCCATACATTGCGACAAACGCAACAATAAATCCTGCAATAATAGCTGCCAAGATCATATACCATAAAATTGATGTCTGGATGTACTGCATGTATGCCACAAACGCAGCGACCGTGATTCCGATAGAAAGAACAAATACCAAGATGTCCGTCGGAACCTTAGAAAATACGCCTACACCTTTGATTACCTGTGTTACCACAGACACAACAAATGCCAGCGTACCAATAATCGCCAGAATAATTGTCATGTTAGCAATTACCGACTGTATAATATCCATGATTAAACCTCCTTGTCATCATTAAGACGGGTTTCTATTCCGTCAATTCTGTGATGAGCCGATTTCACACTTTCCTCCACCTTTATGATTCTGTTGTCATGAGAATTTATTTCTTTTCGCATCTCAGATACTTCATTTTTGATCTCGGTCGTGTTGTTTGAAATGGCATCCAACTTCATGTTAATGCGTGTGTTCTCCCTCACGCGTTCTTCAAGATCCGTGTTGTCTGTCCTTTTGTTGCTCTTCAAGCCCATAAAGACGGAAAAACCAAGCGACAGCACGCTTATAATGATTGCTGTTGATATTTCAATCGTCAAATCATATACCGCCTTTCATTTTTATGGCACACCGCCCACCACCGCTCAATGTGTGCCGCCTGCTACGTTTTGCAAAACGTAACGCACAATCTTCTAACCAGATGGAATCCCATACGGTTATAATGCTTTTACAAACGGAAATACTCCAACAAACAAGCTTTCCCTGTCTTTCCAGCTACGGCTTACGCCGTTTTCTGAATAACTTGCCATATAGGCTTCTCCTGCCTGTGAATGGTCGTACAAGGCTAAATTGACGATTACATCCTCAAACTGTTTCAAGTCTTCGGATATTTTTTCATCCGTGTAGCTTTCCGGGTAATTCCGCTTGCTTACCACTTCATTTCTTGCCTGCTTGATAAGCTGTTCGATGTAAGGATTATCTTCTTTCTGGTCGAACACGACAACATCAGAAGTAACACCATCTTCATCCGTAACGGTTTCAATATGAAATTGTTTCAGTCTGATTTTGACCTGCTCTAATGTTGTATATTCGTCCATTCTTCCCTACCTATAATCCGAACTGCTCGATCAAAATGCGTTTCAGTTCCGCTCCACTGATTTCTTCTGCACCCTCGATCCCATGTTCAGCGGCAAGTGCCTGTAAATCAGCAGTGCTCATTCTGTTAATCTCTGTCTTGGTGTACCCTCCGGAAGATTTCTCTCCCAGAACAATGTCCGGGATTTCATCTCCTGCTTTGTACCATTTTCCATTGCGCTTTACCGTGTATTCAGCAATCATACCGCACCTCCTACGCAACTTTCATGACAACAACGCTGTCCATGCCCTCAAAAGTAGGCAATCCGATCATTGACACAACGCAATGAGTGTTGATCGGATGATTTGTTGCGTATGTATACACCGAAATACCGGTTTCTACAATAGAAAGGTTTCCGTCTGTTAAACTTCCGCTTCTCTCTTCCGGTGTCTTTCCAAAGACATAATCTCCAAGGTACACGCCGGATGCCTGCGCTGAAATAACTCCTGTAGGAATAAAATATTTGGTGGCACCGTCTGCCGGGTCGATGTAAAGTTTGTCGTAAACTTCAATCTCGATGCCGTATCCTCTAAGATACTCTGTAACCTGCCCCTGCTGTAAACGAATACCTCCATTGTAAGCAGTAATTCCAAGCACCTGTTTCTTTGTGTCTTCTGCCTTAAGAATCATCTCCCACGTTTCTGTATTCATGCTAAAACGTGCAAGGGAATATCCGGTTTTCTTTGCAAACTCACGTTTAATCTCGATAAGGTCATCAAGTGGCGTTGCTGTTTCTGGTGCAGACCATTTATCAGTATCGCTTCCGGAAATATCCTTGTAATGATCTCTCTTGTGCGCCACTCCATTGTCCGAAGTATAATCAACATAGAAGCTCTTGCCACCAATTGTTACCTGTACTCTTGGAATACCATCAGATGGTGCTAATAACTGCCAAATCTGGCGTTCCGGCACTACTCTTGCGCCCTCAATCAGCATCATCGGTTTTTTGCTGATTTCTCTAAGCACCTGGTTTGCCATGTTGGAATTTTCTGCCGACTGGTAATTTGCATACTCCTGCTCTTCACGCTCTGTTACCATGTAAGATTCACGGTAGAAAGGCATCTCGTTCTGAATATCCGAAAATCCACCGACATCTCTTAACTCTGCCTGCGCATCAAAATTGGATGCCTTTAAGGATACCGGAAGACCGTTTTTCCCTTTGATAAATCTAAGTTCAAGGCTGTCCTGTTTTCTGGTTCCAAATTTCTGTCTACCTAAGTAAGGTGCAGAACCAAGCGTTTTTTCATAATTATTCCACATAACCACAAGACTTCTTGCGGTAAATGCTTCTGCTAATGGTAATGCCATTCTCTAATACCTCCATTTTTTAATCAAAAAAAGTAACACGCGGTGTTGCTGCTTTTGCAGTTGCTTCCACGGTCACTCCGTTCGCTGTTACCTTTGCGCTGTCAATAGAACCCTGATATACATAAGTTCCAGGCGCATCTCCCATTGTTACGTCAACATCTTCCAGAAGATACCCTTTGCAAGATTCGTCATTGCTTGGGAACGGTGTCCCTGCCTTTGCAATCTTCTTTCCGTTTGCATCGGCACTTGACACCATTGTCTGCGGAACGATACACGCCGCACCCTCATAAGGAAAGAATTTTAAAATTCCTTTACTCTGTGTAAAGTCTCTTTCAATCGGTTTTCCCATAATTTACCTCCTATAAAACATAATGGTCTTTGGCTTCTGCACTTTCTGCAGGTTTGCCAAAACTGATTTTTTCTGCGTTCTCTACGTCCGCAGTTTTTTTATTTTCTCCACCTGCAGTACCGCCGCCCGGATTTTCAGAATTATTTGCAATCTCCTGTTCCTTTGCCTGCGCTGCCGCGGTTTCCTTTTCGGCTGTAATCTTTCCAAGAGCGTCATAATCAAGGCTTCCATTATCCTTGACAACGGATTTTGCCTGCTCTGCATTGATTTTTAACTTTTCCATCAATGCTTCGCGCTGATCTCTGATGGCGTTTTTTTTCTGCATATCTGCGATCTGCTGATTTGCTGTCTCTAACGCCTTGTTTGCTTTTTCAAGTTCCGTGAGGTTTCCTGCTTCCATTTCATCCAGCTTTTTCTGCAACTCATCTGCGCTGTCTGCCTTTGCCTTAAGCTCTGCTGCTTTTGCCTGTTCTCTCTGTACGGCACTGCCGTAATCAGCAATGATTTTTTCAACATTTTCCTCACTGATACCCATTGCAATTAACTCTTCTCTTTTCATTGATTACCTCCGATATGTCTTTACGAATTTTTGCGGTGCAACGACACCGAATGACACTGTTGATTTTTACGCTCACAACTTTGCGAATTTTTATAAAATAAAAACAGCCACCGATTACTCGGTAGCTGTCTTATTTTGCTGTTTATTTAATTGGTTTACAATTTCCTGTGCTTTTTGTTCCTGCTCTTCTGCATTATCAATTGTTTTCCACAACGCATCTATATATGGCTTAGACAAGAGGAATGTCTTTTCAGCATCTCCCCAAAGCCCCACCGTTTTAATGGCAATAAGAGGATGTATGCCGCACTCTAAAAGCTGATATAGTGTTTGCGACTTTGTATACATATTGTCTTGCGGGCTATGATTGATTTGCACATCAAAATCCCTCATTGACAATTTCAAATCATTGTCCTTAACGCGTATTACATTTAAGACAACTTTTGCAAGTCTCTTCTCTGCCGATTTCACAATTGGGTCTTTTAATTTTGCTCTTGTCTTTGAAAAATCCCATCCAGCCCTTAATGATACTGCTCCTTGTGTATCTCCTCCAGAGTTTTGGGACTCTCTGTTTGGTATTGCTAATATTGCCAAGGCATTGTCCCACAAATCATCTTTTGCCACCTGACACTGGCTCTGATTTAGTTCCTGCGTCATAATCTCAACATCGGCTTTGTTATCCTTGTTATTGGACTTTACCGTCAAAGCATGGCTCATTTTCATCTCTTCAAACGTTTTTTTGTCGATTTCACAGTTCACAAACTTAACCCAGTACTGAACAAACTGCTCAATTCCATCCATTCTGTTTGACTGCATATTGTTTATGGCATCCAAAATACCTATGACAAGCTCAATATCAGAAATTCTCTCATGATTATTTGGAAACTCAACAATAGGTATACTTCCAAATGCATGCAATTTCCATTCAGAAACTACTCCGTTTTGAAGTTTACATGAATAGTTGTCCGTATAGCACAGTTTGTACCATCTTCCATCTTCGTCTTTAAGCTCCTGCACCGCAACCACCGGTTCTTCCGTGCTCCGATTATAAATAACACACGTATTCATTGGAGTAGGCGCAACAATTTGAAATGGTATTTCTCCATTTGCAAATCTTACCGCCTTAAAAGATGTTCCGGTTGCTGACTGCCACTCTCCTGCTTTAATGTCTTTTTCCTGTTTATTCGCATCCACAAGATAGTCATTCAGCGCATCCACTGCCCGATTAATTTCATCATCATCTTTTCGACTGATAAACTGTATTGGCTCGCCATATGTCTGTCCTACTTTGAACTGAACAATCTCATACGCATGATTTTCTACTATTTTGTTTGTAATATCAGCATTTTGTACCTTTAATCGGTATAAAATCGGCTGATCTCCTTTGTAATACCGCCATAGGTATTCTATGATGGTTTTGTTGTAATAATAATTTCCGATGCAGTCTCCAACCACCTTGACAATATTGTCTTTTGTGATAGTTTCAACATCAGTATATAAAATTTTTCGCCCATAACATCCCTTAACAAGGTCTTGGAGAGATTTATTATTCATAATTGGCTCCTAAATAAACGTCATCCCACTGGATGTTGACCGGATTGTAAGAGATTTTAATTTCGTCTTTCCATTCTCCGGATAAAAAACAACTTTCTTGTGGCATTTCCTACATTCCACAGAAATGTTCATTGTTGAACGCCCATCGTGTGTGGCAACTTTTCTTCCGCAACGCGGGCAATATATTGTTTTTGGTGTATATACCATAAAATCCTCTTTTCTTTTCAAAAGAAAAAGCACCGGAGATTTCTCTTCGATGCTCTTTCAATGGGGGATGGTAAAGTGTTCAACTATTTGTTGACTTCTTCGATTATAACTATATCAGAAAAAAACCGGACATATCGGACAACTTTACTCTTTCATAAATCTATCGAACGCTTTTCTCACGCTGTCTTCTGTGTTATTGCCTCCTATTTGGTCGGCAACCTTATTCCAAGATTGATTTTCTAAAAATCTAAGGTTAATTATTCTTCTAATTCTGCTATCTTTTATATTTGCAATAAACTCTTCTACTTCATTTGTTTTTTCAAGAAGTTCGTTTTCCAAAATTTCGAGGGTGGTTTTTCTGGAATATAACAAGGTTTTTTTGTGCCTATATTCTGGCAATGGTATTCCTTCTATTTTAAAATGTTGGTTTCCACCATTTCCGCCAGAAACGCTATCAATAACCGTTCCTTCCTGTTCAATTTTTTCTATGTATTTTTCAAGCTTTTCAATTTTATTCCTTACTTCTTTTACTTCTTCTCTTAAATCTAAGTATTGATTTAAAATATCTTTGTTTACCATATCAATACCTCCTAAACGGATTTACTGCCGCTTCTACTTTGGCTACGTTATTTCCATTTGTCACTCTAAGCGCAAAGTTTGAAAATACATCCGGCACATCATCCAACTGCTTTTTACCGGACACTGAATATCTCTTGAGAAGAGACATCATTACTCCATATGGATCATTTGGCTTATATAATGATGGGTCTTTAAATATAACGTGCTGCAATATCCAGTTTGAGCACTGAAAAATCCTTGCTTCCTTATTTGTCTCCGTCGGTGTATCTGTGATATTGCATATCCATCCTTTGGCTTCCACTCGCTTGTTTACTTCCATTGCGACACGGTCTCCTCCGGCATTTCTCTCAAATTCACATTCCTGAACTTTGTTGTTTGTCAAAACATTTGCTGCATTTTCATACTGAACCTCATAATCTGCCGTGTTATCGCAAACACAATCCACGCAGTAGTAATCTTCTCCGTATTTTTGCAATACAGGCAGAACAAAATAGTCTGTTCCCTTTCCCTTTGTATCGCACTGACCGGTTACAATCTCCGGCTCTCCATGCGGCAAATTAAGATACCGACGTATTTTATCTTCCGGAAACAGCAATCCCTCACGCTCAATCGGTTCCTGTTTGTAAAGGCATCTATATGATATGTCGTCCATCAATAATTGCTGGTCTTCAAAAAATTCTTTTGTAAAACCGGAGAACTCATATTCAAAGTTGCTTTCTCCTGTAACTGGGTCTACATCCGGTACCGCAATAACCTTTACTCTCGGATTACCCTCGTACATATTTTGTATGCGCCCTATGACGTCGTGTACGCTCCATCTTGTGGCAATATGTATTTCCTTGCAGTTCTTACCGTCCGTGTCCTGTATCTTTCTCTGTCTGGCATCTACAGCGTATTTATCCCACAATTTATCAAGGATAATGGGATTCATTGCTTCTTCAATACCGCCGATCATATCGTCAACCAGTAAAAACTTAGAAGCCCTTACTTTACCGGCATTCTTACTACCAACAGACGTACATTGTACGGATGGAAACGATTTGTACTTCCCGACATTAAACTGCTCCATTTTCGCATTTGTGCTTGTCACGGAAAGATTTGGGAAAATTTCATTCCATGTATATTCTTCTTCGTTTGTAACGATATCGTACACACCGTCATAGTACATTCTGGTAATATCACCGCTGTGTGAATAAAAGAGGCTGAAATCTCTCGGAAACCATCCGGCAACAAGAGCGTGAAACATTTTTTCAACCGTTGTTTTTCCTGCACCCGGGACAAGTGATACGCACAGGATGTCATATCTATCATCAATCATGCCTTGCAGCGCATCTATGAGTCCGATTTTTAAGAATTGCTTTCTTCTTGGCATGTAAAACCGCTCTTTAGGCTCTCTCTTCTTCTCCAAATACTGGAAAGCACTATCCACAACTTTGTTTTGCGCTTCTAAAAGCAAAATTCCGTAGTATTTGTCCAGAATTTCATAAGATACCTTGTTTTGGAATGAATATTTCTCTAAATCCCATGGTGTGCCACCTGTAGATTGAAATATAAACTGCTCCGTCAGTTCTTTCGCTCTGGCAGAAACCTTTAATCCATACTCAACATCCTTTTCCGTCAGAATGGCTACCCTTGCCGCTTCTTCCATGGCATCTATTACCTGTTCATCAACGCCATGCACCTGTATGTAATTTTCATATCCATTTACTGTGGAAATTAGGCTTGAACTTGCCAAAAGAAAAGCACCTCCGCAAAAGCAGAAGTGCCTTGACCTCTGCCTATAACTGTTTTAGGGTAGCGACTAACTCCATTTGTTAGCCGGTAATATTATTTTATTTTCTTATTATTGGTTCTTGCTGATATTGACAAGTCCACTCTGAAATATCGTTGTTGTCGATATTTTGTTTTGCTTTTTCTATTTTCTTTGAGAATTTACAATGCCACAACGCATAATTAAGCCTTGATTGCGAATAGTAAATGCAACATCTGTCTTTCAAATACTTTTTCATCTTCGGATAGTAAAACCACGATTTTATAAAATCAATAATCATTTCCATTCTCACACAACACCTTCCTGCTTGCTTCTCGTCAGCTTCTCTTATTTCATCCATAAATTTCTCCTTATCTACGCATAAAACCTTTTCAGCCACTTCGACACATTCTTTTCTCTTTTCGTCATTAGTGCATTCTCTGTCTGTGTTATATCGGCAAAAGGTCAGGTTGCATTTTTTATTATTAGGTTCGATAGGCTCTTGTTTATAAAAACATTCATAAAGTTTTTGCCTGTCTGCCTCGTTATTTGCCACAATAACAAGTTCATCTTCTAAATTGGAACAATCTATAGGCTCGCCGTTTCTACCGCCTATTTCGCGCGATTGTGCTTCTCTAAGTGCTTCACGCTCTATTGATTCAATTACTTCTGCCATGCTCATTCTTCAATACTCCTATCAAATCATGCATTTGAATCAGTAGTTTTTAAATATTCAACGAACTGTGCCCAAGCCTGTTCGCATGTTAAATCGCCAACAGGATTTTGAACATAGTATTCTTGGAAATATTCCCTGGCCTTTTCTTTTTCATCTTCGGAATATGAATCCCATTTAGAAACTCCAGATTTCTTTTTGAAAAATTCACATTCATGTTCACTGTCAGCAAATCCAGCACCAGGAATCCATTTTCCCGGATGGTTGCACATTTCAGCCATCCCTACAACTTCGTTTCTATCAAATCCAAGGTAAGCACAATCATAACACGTCATTCTTCCACCAACTTTCTACCACACATCGGGCAAAATTCAATTTCCATTGCTATCGCTACGTTCATTCCATTGCTACAACATTTAGCATACTGTGGACATTTATCAATATGGCATTGAATAACATTTATATAGCCCAATTTTTTGATTTTAAATTCTCCATATGCAGTTTTATATGATTCTTTCCCATTACAAAAATCACACATTTTCAACACCTATCCCTGCATCTGTGATAAATAACTTTTCCTCTTACATTCGCTTCATATGCTCTTCCAAGTGACCGAACAAACAGATATTTCTTTTTCTCACAATCCATATAATCCAAGGAATTCATATATGGCTCCAATTCGTTTGAAAGCTGTTCCACAAAATCCTTGATATGCTTGAATGCCTTAATTGCCTGTTCTTGTATAAACAAAACTATTGCTTTCCATGTATCAATTACTTTTACGGCATACTCAAGAATCATTTCTCCTAATTTTCGATACCATAATTTGAACTCGACAACCATATATCCTTGCAATTCAATAACTTTTTTCTGATCTTCTGACACATTAAGATCCATACTCACACCTCAACACCATCGCATTTTACATAAGAACCAAGACCTTTAATGTAATGGCTTCTCGTATCTTCAATATTTCTGCAATCTATGACTTTCCCCTCGTCAATACACTCTTGCAAGTATTTGCATTTATCGCATTTCGTATCTTTCTCAATGCGCGGTGTAGGATCTGCTTTTTGCTTTTTCTTGAATATTTTTTTAATAATTTTCCATAATCTCATTTCCGCACCTCAATCAAAACGTCAATCAGTTCTTCCAGTTCTTTTTCTGTCTTTTCTTTTGGAGTTTTTCTAAATCTTGTGGAAACATATTCCAAAATGGCTTTTATCTTCAAACATTCTCCTGGACAAGGAATATAATCATTTGGTCTCGCAGTTTCTTTGCAGATATACTCTGCATTTTCCATGCCAAGACAGGATAAACGACCGGAATATATGGGTAATGCACTGCATTTGAATAATTCAGCCTTAATCACTAAATGTTCTTTGTCGTATTCAAAATTCTTATCATGTGCCTTTAATTTTTCTTTGATTTCATCAAGAAACTCAACGCATTGCTTTGTTGAATAGCCAACATAAACAAATTCAAAATACATACTCACACCCCATTTTGCGTAAAAAATACCAACCATCGAATAGCGGCACAAGGAATCGAACCTTGTCATACCAAACCATGCCAACCGCTTTCAAATCTGCAATTTCTATTCACGGAAGGGTTTTATGTTACCAATGATACCGCTTACCATCCATACATCTTCCATCGACCTGAACTATTGCAGTAGTGCCAGACTAAGTGAAGATAAGGAATTGATGTGGCGTGGATTTGCACCACGCAGGAGTGTACAATCTGGTCATCTATGTTGTCGGTTTCAACCAATTCTCTACGACAATTCCGTTTACCTATTCCGTCACACATCAACACCCAATTTTGTTCGGGCAAACGCAGTGTGTAGGATTCGAACCTACAAGGCGAATAAACGCCCGACCGGATAGCAACCGGCTCCAATTCCATTATGGGAACACTGCATCTTGATGGTGCGATTTCTTAAACAACCCATCCATTACAACTGTCTACCACGCACCTGCCAAACAGTGTTTTTAGGGAGTTGAGTGAAATAGGGAAGAGAGGAATCGAACCTCTATTGTTTACCACTTGGAAACTGATTTACAGTCAGCCGCAACACCGCCAATCGTTGCCGCTTCCCCAAAACCGCCCTCAGACGGTTAGCAATCATATTTTTCGTGCCATGCGTTGCACTATCCTGTGTGATATCACAGAAAATAGGCTGGTGAGGATTTGCACCTCACATAACAACGACTTTCCACAACGGGTAACACCCTTAACAGGTTCCTTCATTGCCTTGTTGATTCAATGACTTGTTCCTAACCAAAGCGTGGTTGTCTTATGCTTAAGCGTCTACCTTTTCCGCCACAGCCTAATTGTATTTTTGACAGCTCAGGCACCGTGGGATAGGCACCCGAACTATCAATAGGAATCCGCCTGTATTGCTCGTCAGCAAATTACGGGACAACCATCATCCAACACCAAGCGGTCTTCCGCCTTGCCGTACTTCGCGGCAAACGCCACCGGACGGTCTCGCACCGTCCTTAACAGAAACGTCCTAGTGGCGAAAGGATGTGTCATGAAAAACACCAAGAAGGAGAATTTACGGAATGGATCGTTAAACCCATTCCTCCATCGGAACGGCAGGAATTGAACCTGCGACCGCTCGGATATAAGCCGAGTGCTCTGCCAACTGAACTACGTTCCGCTACGGCATATTAAAATGCCGCAATGTAGGATTTTTATCTTGTAAGCAACTCTTACAAGTTGCCAGTAATTTAAAATTTTGTTTAGCTATACTGGATGCTCCGATTTCTCACTCTGGTGCTCTGCGTCGCTATCCAGATTGAGTAAATCTCCGGTGCTGTCCGGTTCCTTTGATTTTGTTATATGTATTCTTTCCTCTGCACAAATGATAGGCAGCTGAAAGCAAATACCAAATATTGGACTATAAAACATTCTGTTACCTCCACATCAGAAACATGTTCAGCAACAGTAACATCACAAGTACCCATAATGCAATTGCTGTTTCTTTGTCTTTGGATTCTCTGCCAGATACAAATAGTATCAGCATAAAAATAACATCCAGCGTCGATATAATCGTTTTAATAATTACCATGGTTGTTTTCCTCTCACAAGTTTCTTTAGCAGGATTCGAACCTGCGAATACTGGAATCAAAATCCAGTGCCTTACCGCTTGGCGATAGCGCTATATTAACACTACTTTTCCGGCATGTAATAGACCATGTTATCAAATACAGTTATTCCCATACAAGGATCATTCATCTCAACGCATCTGATCGATATGTTTTTAGATACTGCAAACATTTCGGCCACCTGTTGTTTATCCATGTTTGTGCTAATAACTTGAAAAGCCGAAAATGCCTTGTGCATATCAGAGAATACTTCTTTTTCTCTACCTAAATTTGCATACGTCCCAATGGTAAACGTTTTTCCATCAACCATAGCAGTTATCATTCCATGATTTGCTGTGAATACCGCTCGGTCAAAATCAAGCGAAACGTCTTTGCTTTGTGATACTACTCTCATACTTTTCCATCCAATCTCTTTTTGTTTTTGAGGATATTTAAAGGACTTAGTAGTGCTGATTTTCTCAACCTATCAAACCCCCTCCCCCCTCCATGCAGAATCATGCTTTGAACATTGATAAATTGTTTGAATTGTTCGTACAATTCTCTGTTTGTGTTCTAACTATTCGTTAAACCTAAGTTTCTTAAACTGTTTAAACGAAAGTATGCGGCTCAAGGTGCTTAAACACTGGGCTTTAAATTGTTTGAATTGTCTATCACGATTTCACCATTATCTGGGCTTGAATTGTCAAAGTTGTCCGGCAATCTCGCACAATTCCCGCCTCCCAGTTTGGGGAGCTCCGAAGCTGTCAATGCTCTGGCTCTGGCTCCCTGGTCTCTTACGCCCGGCATATTAAAGCCGCAATACTTGTTGAGTGACGGCATGTAACACATGGGATTGTTTTTCCCGGAGATCTGCAAACCTACAAGACTTTCTTCCCTCATTTGGTCAATCTTTTTGCAAATGTCGGAAGCCGTGGAACCTAGCCTTTCGCCATTTACCCAACCGTTAAGTGTATCTCTATGTATGCCGGTAAAGAAAGTGAAACCAACTATATTTATCACTTTTTCAAAATCGTTACAAAGCCTTATATATATATCTAAAACTTTATTGACCTTATCAATATCATATTGATTGCTAATATGATTGTCATCTTTAAGGTATACAGGGTTGATCTTAAAAACATTGTCATATACATACTGACAGCAGTTATACCATCTATTCTGTGATACCTTGCACATATCTGTTATATTTCTATCATCCATCCAGAGGTGTATATATTTGTCAATGTCATCTTTAAAAACATCAACTGTATTATTTACTTCCTGCATTTCAACTGCTGACATGTTATATATCTCCTCTCTCCAGTACTGGAATACTTAAAATAAAAAATGCAACTGATACAATCAGATCATGACTGTACCGGCTGCATGAAGTCCGTTTCTTTCGGGACCTCGACAAATCTATTTAACTCTGCCCGTTGCCCGAATGCGTTTTTAATTTAATAAAACAATATCATTCTATCATTTTCTTGTCAAGGTATATTTTAAAATTAAATTTTAAGCCCGTATATTATATATATTATTTATATAAATATACTGCCTTATTTATAATATATATTTTTAATATTACAAGAGAGAATATAATCTTTCTCTAACTCTAGTGTCTATATCTACGTTGCAAAAATGTTGCAATTTGTTGCAGAGGTGTTGCATTGCAACAAAGCTGGTACAATTCTATCATTTTTATCTTGATTATATTCTAATTTGCACCTTTAAAATTTTGTTGATTTTGTACAAATATTTTCTATGTTTTTCACAAAAAAGACGGCTATTTTCATGCCGCCCTTTCTATTTATCTATGCTACTTTGTCAAGTATTTTTCTAATGTAATCAACACCTTTTTGAAAAACAAGCGTTTTAATATTTATCCGGATTTCTCCCGGTCTGGCTTCATATTTCTGTTCTATAACTCTAAAATATCCACAATCAATATATTTCTGATATGGTTCATTGTTCTGTTTCAAAATTCCGTTATTTCTAAGAATTTCAAAAAGCTTGTTTCTACCAATTCCCGGGAAGTTCAAAACCTTAGCGACCTGCCCTATATCAATAGCGTCTTTACTATCGGTTACGGCATCGAAAAATTCTTCTTTCGGCTTCATCCTCTCGTTTTCGGTCAAGAGCAATTTATTCTTTTCCTCAAGCTCTTGTTTTCTTTCCAGTGCATCAGCGTAAGCCCTTAACGCTGTAGGGTAATCTTTCGGGATTTCGTTTTGATCTTTGTTGAAATAGTTGTCAACAAGTCTATCATACACATCCCAAGCAATATCATTGTTTAATGATTTTGCATGAAGAAACGCGCCTTTCTCTGTCCAGAGATACAGACGATTAAGATTACTTGGCAAATCGTGAATTTCACGAAACGCCCGGAGTTCTTCTCCATCAAGCAAAATAAAATGTTTACCCTCTTTATACCGCCCTTTGTTATGATTAAAATTGTATGAAATCGTTTTACTATCTGTTCCATACGCGTCCGCAATCTGCTGTGTTGTGAGTACGCGAATATTTTTATACTCCGTCACTGTTAAATTATTCATATACATAAACCTTTCAATTTCTTTCAAATATAGTCATCTTGTGTAAAACTTAGCGTCATAATATCCTTAGTAAAACAAAATTGTATATTTTATCTTGCGTAGGTTTGTATATCTTTTGTAAATTCGTCTTGTTTCCCTGCACCACCTCCAAAAATAAAAACACGAAAGATTTCCCAACTTTTTGGGAATTGTCTTTCGTGTGCTTTGTTTGACTTGGTATGGTTTTTGTGTGTCGGGCTGGATTTTCTCCAGCCCTTTCTTTTAATTGTCTTCAATACCCTTTTGAGTATCATCAATCAGCTGATCGACCATCTTTTCCGCTTTTTCATAATCCTTAGATTTTAAAACTTCCTTTAAATCTTTCAGATCCTGCAAAAGTCTTCTTAAGTAACTTTTAAATACACTCATATCTTCGCTCATTTTTCTCCTTTCCGGCTTTCGCCTATTGCCTTTCGACAATATTATAATAACATTAAAATATAATTTTGTCAACACTAATTTTAGTGTTTTAAAAAAATCTTATTTTTTCTTCATCAGTCGGAACGATTTCCAATACATCCGACGGCTGACATCTTAAAATAATGCAGATCGTGTTAAGCGTGTCTGTAGTGATTCCCTTCCCTTTTCTCAAATTCTGCATAGTCGCTTCACTCATTATCTTCTCTTTTCTCATCCGAGTAGAAGTGTATCCGTGTTTTGAAAGTTCTTTTAATACATCTATTTTATAATTAAACATTTTTTCACCTCACATTTTTTATTTACTACATTATATATAGAATCACTCTAAAAATCAACATGAAAATATTTTACAAGAACACTCTTTTTAGTGTTGACATGCACTAATATTAGTGTTATTATAATCTCAACAGGAAAACAAAGAACACAGAAACGGAGGACAAACAAATGATCTATAGAATTAAAATTGAAGGAAAAGAGTACAACGACAATTACACATTTACACCAGACGAAGGGAACATTCTTGACGAACTGGCGGCGATCATCGAAGAAATGAAAGCCGGAAGAATTGATAAAGTAGAAATTGAGAGGGAGGCGTAAACATGAGAGGAACAGGATTATTTATTAATTGGGAATCAGGAAATAAAAACAGTAATGCGATTCAGGAATTTAAAAAAAACGGCATCAACTGGGAATATAACCACTTTGGAACACTTACAGCCGACTTTTACGGCATCGGGATTTTTGAAAAGGTCGATTTTGAACATATCCAAGGCGATGTGTTTGAAATCTGCATAGCATAGTCGAAACCGCCCGCGCGGCGGTCTGGCGTAGGATTGCAACCTTGCCACTGATGAGACAAGCACGCACAATGAAAGGATGGTTGATTTTATGAAGATGATGACACTTGAAGAAGCGAAAGAATACACACGCCAAAAACTGGCGCCATATTATGACCCTGAAAAAATAGAAAATATAGTTAATCAATATGTTTCCGTGGCGCGTCCGGGTGTTGTCTTAGTTAGAAATAAAAATGTAGGACTTATGGAACTGTATCTATAATTAGCCGCCGCAGAGAATGCACGCCGGATCACTAC